AGGTTAAAGGGGTATCACCATTAAATGTAACTTTATTATAATCAACTTGGTTAATGTAATATGAATCATCATATACATTTTCTAATGTAAACGAATCATCACCATTTACAATTTTCTGTCCAGTTCCAGGTATTGTTGTAAGATCTTTTTTCTTAAATCCTTTTACAGGACCTATATATACCATTCTACCTTTTTCGGAAGGCCAATTTGTAGTCCCTAATGTGTAAGTAGTGGGGTAAACATTGCCCTCACCATCATCCTTAATCTCTATATTAGTGTTTCCACTATTGAAACTTCCTGTAAGATTAAATGAAGAAGGATGTATTCTACTACCAAATAAATTTTGTGGGATGCTTAATATATTAGTTTTATCATATAATCTGCGTTCTTGTTTAATATAATTTACATCAGGGATAAGATTAGCATTATCTGTGATATAATCACGATAAAACATTTTATCTAGCTGGAAGTATTTTCTATGATTTTGAAAATTACCCGCTAAAGTATTAGTAGAATAATGGGCTTTACTTTCAGATGTCCATAAAGCGGTATTAAAGGTTAACCCATTAGTTCCCGCAGATGAAGAATCAAACGAATACTGTTTGTGGGCTTCAGACGGTGTAATACTTACATCGCTGGCCTTTAATTTTTTGTATACGAACATTAATAGTCAAGCTTAACTTTTATTAGTGCTTCTTTTGTGAAATCTTTAGAAAGCGGTTGAGACATTTTAGCTACAGCTACTAATTCATTTAAATCGTTATATAAACCAATAGTTGTAATGTATGTTCTTGGATTATCATTCATTGAACTAAAAGATAATGTACCATCTGTTTCTATAAAAGATGAATTAGTTGTATAATTATATTCTTGGTTTTTTACTCTAGTAAAATAATATTGTGAAGTAATTTTTTCTTCAGAATCTAATATGAAATGTCCCGAGCGTGAAATAGCGTTGTAAAATTTCTGGTTATTTTTACCATCAACTTCTGATTCTCTATTAACGGATATACCAACAGAATGACTAACAGCGGCAGCATTGAATAGTAATATACCTGCATCTGGGTAAAATAATCCATAACTTCCTGAGTCAGTTTGTGCTAATACACTACCTTCCATTACCCCATTGGATCCTGAAACTATATTAAATTGACGACCAATATTTGTAATTACTGCACTTCCTGTTTTAGTTATAGAATCATCTGTGAGAAAAACTTCACCATTGCTACCAGAAAGGTGTAAATTTAATGTACCCGGTTTAAGGTTTTGTTTATATCTTGACCTATTAACATTTATAACAAAAATATCATCAGGGGTAATAGTGTCAAATGTAAAATCTGTTAATTCTGTTCCGAATACTAAGTTTCTATATTGAGAATAAATATCTCTAGAAGCACCAAGTCCAAATGAACCTGTGTCATTTGTAAAATCTAATGATCCGCTTCCCTTTCTATTACCATATAGGGCAGAATATTGTACCTCTTCAGCCGTTGAGGATGTGGGTAAATTATAAACATCTATCCTAAAAGCACCACTAGAAGTTGGTGAACCAAAAACCGCTTCAGATGAAGCCGTATATGCTACATTTAAATTATTTGTATTATTACTCCATGTAGAAGTTGAGACTCTATCAGTTGATATTACTATATCGTCTTGTGCGTATCTGTTATAAGTAGCCATATTTTATTATCTTAGTGTTACTCCTGTTTGGGCTTGAGTAGCTGTTACTGCGATTACATCCTTACTGATTTCTACTGGGATAGTAACTCTTGCTCCACTTTCTATTCCTTCGAGAGTAATTGAGGTTAAAAGTCTGTCGTTAGTTCCAAATAAAGAAGTTGAACTAATTGCTGTGAGTGAGAAGCTTGAACCCTTAATAGTTTCTGAAAGAGTAGTGTTTGAATAAGGACGTTGTGTAGATGTGGCCTGTTCATTTGTACCTACTCCAGTAAAAGTAGTTAATAATCTTCTATCTGCTATGGTTGCCATATAACCTGCTGGTTCTTTAAGTGTAGCAACACCATTTAAATTAAGTGTTTCTGGATTAAGTACTGTGCTAGAACCCAAAGAAAGTTGAATCTTAGATACATTTGCTGTGACAACAGGCATTTTAGTAGTTCCCCTAGGAAGAGTAACTAATTTAGAAACCATAATGTTATTATCATCGGGAAATGCTTCGATAATTTCCATATTTTCGATTGCTTCTCCTGAATATTGTGAACCATTAGGATGGTTTTCATTGAATAAAGTGTAATCAATTTCATCATCACCCAATGCAAATTGAGTGATTTTAAATGAGCCATCTTGTCTGGCTAATAATTCGCGACCTTTTTTTGTTAAAATCGCATCTACTATGATAGAAGAGTTATTTAAATATCCCATTAGTGTGTTTTTATATAAATATAATTTGTTTTAAGAAAGTTGCCTATTTTGAGGATTTATTGTAAAACTTTCATTAGTATTTACTAATCCTATTTGATTCACAAAGTAATCAATATTATTTTTAATATAGGGGTGTATATTTCCTGGTAGTACTATAAATTTATCAATACCATTTGGTAAATCTCTCATACGAGGTAAATCAACCATAATTACATTATTACTTTCATTCAAATAATAAAGAACAAAATTAGTATTATTATCTAAGCTAATATCAATAAAACTAGTATAACCGGCTTGGGGGGTGTTTAAGGATGTTTGTATGGGTTGTACTATGAGATCACTTCCATTAGAAGCTTCAGCTATAATATTATTATTTGATCCTACTCTTCGAATATTATTTAATTGAAATGCTAGTCTACTTGGTAAGCCAAATTCATTTGATACATAATCACTTTCTACTGAAGATGTTGAGAAAAATTTAATAACATATTTGTCATTATATTCTGTCTGCCTTTCTCCTAAAGCTTCAAAAAATTGAGACGCTGTTGCTGATCCGGACCCCATGTAACCACTTCCGCTTTTTTCCACAAAAAATTGATTAAAAGAAGATGAGGGTTGTACAAAAAAGGCAGGTAATGTATAATTACCGGTAACATTATTGTTAAAAAAGAATTTATTTTTATCTTTACCGGAATTAGGGGTAGTTACATTAAGATTATAATCTGTTTTGGTTCCTACTCCTTCAGCTATTTTACCCAATAGCCCCTTATTATATTGGACTGTGTAATTAATATTTAGATTTGAAGGAGTATCTGAGTAATCTATTATATTACATTTAACTCCTGCCTTAAAATCTTGTTTAAATTCCCTACCCAAAGGGTCTGCAGATTCGGTAATGGCTGCTTCAAATTTTTGGGCTTGTGTTAGGGAATCATCCTCATTTACAGTATAAAACTTTTCTAAAATTACAAAACTCCACCCAGGAAATCCTGAATATTGACCTCTAACCCCTGTGGTTCCTTCATTATGATTTAAATCTGAGTGTAAATCATCTAGATAACCTAGTATTTCCTTACCTACATAAATGTTTCTACTATATTTTTGTACAGCGGCTCTTTTACCATAAGTAATATCGCCATTTGTAAATTTATTTAGTTCTTGGGTTTTAGTTTCACACCCATCATAGCGAGGATTATTCCAAGTTTTAGTACTTAATACAGAATCATTAAATTCTACATTAAAATCTACTTCGCCTATTTGTTTTTTAGCCATGTTTTAAAATTTATCTAGGAGTAGGTAATACTGGATTTTCACCATCATTAGGGTTAAGTATGGGACCTGCTTGGGTTAATTGATTGTAAGGTTTAACTCTAGTGTAAAATTTAGAACTTAATCTATTATTAACAGCATTGTTTTCTATATCACCACCTGAGCCGGTAACCAAATATCCATACACATCTATGTCTATTTCATGTAATGAATTTTCTGATGAGATTGGAGGTAATACACCGGGTAGATCTAAATTATAGGAAGTAGAATCAGTGTTTATATATAATCCTTTTAATTTATGTCTTTCTAAGTAATGTGGTTCTATAACTACACCTGTTTTTAAGTTTGCTTTTGCAGGTGCAAATTGTTCAATCATTTTAAATAACGTATGGTCAAATTGTTGAACTATTTTTAAATAATCCCAAATATTAACTATTTTATTATCAATTTTTTGAACATATATATCTTGTAAAGCTTTTAAATCAGGATAAAAACTAGAAGTATAATCTCTGGGATCACCTATATAATCATCCATTCTAAATCCACCTAAAGTATATATTATATCCTCATTAACTTCAAACGTTGGTGAGAAAAACACTCCTAAATCCGAAAAATCATTTGGTTGTCTATCTTGTGTAGATTCTTCACTCCTAATAAATGGAGATAAAATATTATCATCTATAGTACCGGTATCTAATCTAACTTTATCAGATACCATAGATTTACCTACTGTATCTGGAGTAGTTAAATGGTGTAATTCAAGTACTTCTACTGGGGTAGGAGTACCCACTATGTCTATAGAATAATTAGTGTTATAATATTCTTTGGGTGCGAAGTTTTGTGATCCTGTTACAGTATTAACGTCATTAGACCCTAATGGGTGTCTTACTATTAAGTTTTCAAAACTTGAACTTACAGTGTTACCATTATAATTAAAAGGTGATAAAGCTTGTGATGTAATTGTATTTTTGCTTAATTCTTCTGCAAATACTCTAAATTCTTGGAGACTTCCAGAAAATACATTTTCATTACTTGTACCTAAATAAGGTGTAGAAAAATTTCCTATATGAAATTTAGT